TATTTAACTCTACTCCCGTCTAAATCGACCCAGTCTTGACTTTCGTCAAGACTACCATCGAAGAAAACGCCTTCTTCTAGGCTGTTCCAGGTTGCTAGCCGTCCTACTGGTCTGAGTTGTTCTTTTTTCATTTTTTATCCTTTAATTTTAATTTTTGGTTTAACCCTCCGAAGAGAGTTTAAATCCCCTAAGGGAAAGTTTTTTTAGTCTAATTCTGGTAGCATTTGGCTTAAATCCTCATTACCCACCATTATTGCATATGTCGCCAATATTTTCGATATTGTACAACAATCTTTAAGACAAATATCGTCTGGTCTATAGCCTTCAGCTACTTTGTTGTATGGACCTCTCGGGTTGTTACAATTCTCTACTTGCTCCAAGTAACTCACCAATAGTTGAACCTCGTATGGCATTCTATTGAAGTCTATTAAAGACCCTACATAAATTGCTTGTCCTTTAGAGATAGAGTTTTTAGTTCGTTCCAACTCTGTACCTAATAGCTTTTCGTATTTTGTATCTGTGAGATCAGCTATCACTTCAGCCCTCTGGGCATCGTCTAAATTCACAAGGTTATGTTGTGTATTTTGGCTTCTTTTGAAATTGAGTGATGATACAGCCAACGACTCCAGATACGGGTCTAATGTCACCTGTACATTCTTTATTCTAGCTTTGAATTTTGTATAATTCTCTGATGTAGTAGTTTTCATTGTTAGTCCTTTAGACTTGAGATTACCAATTATCGCATTGGCTAAGCGTTTGATCCCCTTAAGAACCACGTACGGAACTGCGTGACTATTTCAGTTCGAAAGAAGCTTCGAAGAAAGTTACTTCTTTGGGTGACACATTAGGCAGTTACATCTTAAATATTCTTATGTGGTCTGCTATGTTTTAATGAAGTCATATACCCTTGGGTGATATGAGTTCTAAACTAACAGACCACCTAACCTAATATACTATTTGGAAGTTATATACCCTTGGGTAAAATAAGTTCCTAGTCTATTATTGATTAGTTAGTGTCTTTAAGGTTAAACAACCTATACGAACCCTCCTAAGAGGATTCTAATAGATAGTCTATACTTGTAGGAAATGTGAGAATTTCCCAATCTCTTTTTCATCTAAAGGTGTTATACCTGCCCCTAGATCAAAATGATCTATTGTGTAAGGAGCTTCAACTCTTCTTTCTTCACAAAGAGCTAAGTACTCTTCTCTGTTCATCTTTTCACCTTTTTCTAGTTTAGATGTAAGTTCTGCCCTAACATTTCTAGCAACAACTAAGTTAGCTACTTTCAGCAATCTCGCATTGGCTTGGTCAGCTATTTGTTCAGCCGCAATCTTAAATACTGGTTCAAACACTCCTGGTTCAACCTCTACACCCCTATTAATCTTTTTGTATGCTAACTTAGCACCTTCTGCCACTAAGTGCATGTCATTTACATGCGTTCCGAAGTTGTCATGAATAAAGGCAGGAATCTCAGCAGTATCAGTACTACCCTCAGCAGCTAATCTCTCTGATTCTTTTACAAATAGTTCTGCTATCACCTCAATAGCCATTGAGTCCCAGAAATGGAGAAAGTTTGCACTTAATCCATTCTTCTTAGCTGACTCGTAAGTTGTTTCAGAAGGGTTCATTAACTCAGCTAGTGTATACTCTTTCTTTACCTCAACACCTTTCTCCTGCCCTTTAACAAAAGCAGTTGTTTCTTCCCAGGTTACTTGTCTACTACCAGAAGAGAAACTTCTACCCTCAGTCCCGTACTCTGTGATAGATGTGACAGTATTTGTGGTTGTTTTTGTCTTAGGGCCAATTACAAGTGAACCCCCATTCCTATTGAATATATTCCAAGATATAAATGGGTGTTCAGTAGTGTATACAGTGTGGCTCCACTTAGTAAATTTCTCAATAAGTAAGACTTCTTCCCCAAATATGAACTTAAAAGCTCCTTTAAGAGTACCTTCTTTGAGTGCAGATAAATCACTTAAAGCTGGGTATAATCTTGCAAGTTTTATTAGCCCATGAACTGCGTTTGCAAATGTACCACCATGTAGAATGGCTTGCAGCGTTCCTTTTATCTCATCCCTCATTGGTTTGATGTCAGCAGATGCTGGTACTGGTTTTCCTAAGAAAACAAAGATTTGCTCAACAATGTGTATATATGGATCTTTGAATTTAGCACAATCACCAAACATGTGAGCAATGTAAGCCATTTTCTCTGACCCAAGAATAGCTGACCACCAGATAAGACCACCTGCAGCGAAGTCTTTAAGAAGTATAAATCCTGATTTAGCTCCAGTTTTATAGTCTATCCATGCTTGAGCCATTTTGGTAAGATAGTGATATTCACTTAACCACTTACTTATTTTGTTACTAGCCTCAACCTCCATATCTAAGTTTCTTTGTTTTATTTCTGATTTGAATGCCACAAGTAATGGTGTTCTTTCTTCAGATGACATTTCAGAGAGGTCTACTCCAGTCTCTTTTAAGATTAGTCTAAAGGCTTCCTCATTTCCTGAGTACGTTATTTTTGTGAACTTACCTGTAGGTTTAGGTCCAATTGACCCTAAAAGGTCTTTAAGAAGGTCTTCATCATTACTGTAAGATTCTACTACTTGACTTGCTTTAAGCTCATCTTCTTTACCCTCACTGATGTACTGTCCCATAGCAATCTTAAGTGCTTTACCACCACGTTTGTTTATCTTCTTCTTTTGTACAGTTTCCCAAAGATACTTAGCCAACCCTTGCATAGCAAATGCTGTCATTTTGTTATCAGATGAGTAGTATCTAGTTGTTAGGTCTACTTTGAATGATGCAATAACTCCTTTTGGTTCTTTTAATGCAGCAACTATATATTCAAGCTCTTTCTTAAGATCTCTTAACATATTTACTTCTGCTGCTTTATTCTCATGTACAGCTGACACAAAAGCACTTGATGTTGATATAATCTCAAACATTTCTTCAGCAGATGGTGTAAGTACTCTTGCAGCTTTTACTGAGGATAGTTTTTCCATAGTTTTTATTGCACTTTTTGCTACTGGTAATGCAATTGCACCGAACTTCTCTTTAACTGAATGTTTAAGTTTGTTTGGAGCTTTGAACTTATCTAACGCCTCTGTAATTTCTTTAATTCTGATTATACCTTTCATTTTATCTACAGCTTTCATAATAGTGCTGTTTACAGGTAAGTAATAGTACCCATTTCTTTGTTTAGATTGAGGAGATACTAATCTTGTATCAAAAGAGATAAGTTTACTCCCTAAAGTAGTCATCCCATCAAGAATCATTTCAGCAATTTGTTTACTCATCACTCTCTTACCATTTACACTTAAACCATCAATATGGTTGTTATTTATAGACTTAATAACACCACTTCTAAAGATTGGAGCAGCTACCTTTCTAATCAATTGTTGCTGTTGAACTTCTTCAGATTCTGAAGATATTACGTGTGCAATCTCCGTGTGTAGTCTAGTGTTCTTTCTTATCTTAGTGAGAATTTTCTCTTGTAGGAGTGTCTTTTGTGAAAAGTTTAGTGTAGCTGATCTATTAGAACCTACGTAGCCCCTCATCCCTTTCTTCTCAATTAATTTTTCTAGTGATTTTAATGCAGCATCAACACCAGGAGCGACTAGCTTTATTAATGCCTTAAGTTTTGCTTTTTTATCAGCTAGGTTTTCATCAAACTCCTCTTCAAGTTCTTGTTTTGGTTCCTCAACAGGAACCACCACCATAGCTAAGTAAGATTTAAGCACCATCTCTGTTACTTCTCCAATACCGTGAATATCTCGTAGGTTTTTATTTTCTAGGTTTGATATTGTTCTGATCCCATTCTTCTCTAATGCTTTTACTACGTTTGACTTCAACCTGTTTTCATGTTGTGTCCTTTCTGACTTCGTTTAAACACTGTTAAGTGAGTTGTTAAATGTAGCTATCTACAAATCATAATCCTCCTAAGAGGACTACAATTTAAAGATTGACCAGTTTTATGACTTAGTTAGGTCTATCCTCCTACGGTAGTCATGGAACATAACATCATATGTCCAATAATGTTCATAGTGTTCTATTAGATCTTTATAAGTATCACACAATATCCTCCCTTCTCTCTCAGAGAATGCTATTGCATCTCTTTCATGATAAGCATCTTCCCAAGATACCAGTCCTTTGGAGTATAAGTCCCCACTCTCAATACACTTTTTGGTTAATTGTTCATCACCACCATTTACTTGATAGTTATGCCTTAACTCATGTAGGACTACTGTTACCAAGTCCTTAACTGATGTTTGAAAACTATTGATCTCAACAGTGTTTGTTTCTAACCAAAAACTCCCAAAAGTTGTGTCTTTTGAAGGTTTCATTTCTATACTCACTAGACCTATGAATAGGTTACTGTAATGTGTCTTTATTATTTGAAATATTTCTTCAAAAACGCATTCTTTGATTTCTTCTAGCTTTTGTGTGTATTCTTTAGTTATCATTTTTTAATCCTTTTATCTGGGATATAAGCTTTTGTTGCTTACCACTCTTTACCTCTAGTTTGTTTATAGTCTTACCAAGTGCTTGTGCACCTGTGTATACTACTGTCACTACCACTATTAACTTAATTAACTCCAACATATCATACTCCTATCTGTTGCCTGCTCAATGAGTCAGGACTTACTACAGGTAACACTAACTACTCCCCAAAATAAAAAGGTACTTTATGCCTTTTTACCTAAGGGGGGTAGTCTATAGGTGAGATAGATTCCCTACCTATATACGATAATCACTCAAGAAAAAAATTAGAAAATTTAAAAAATTATGATATAATTAGCTCAATTAAACTCAAGGATATATATGATAGATAAAGAAAAGTTACAGAAGTTCTTACCTAAAGGTAGTCATCATACTGTTACTGATGAGGTAATAGCTCTTATACAGAATGTTGAGAGAGATACTGGTATATTACAAGATAGTATCGAAGATAGCATATTGACATACTTACCTGTGTTAGCTGAGGTTAAGGTTGATTTGAAGTCTTATGTTAATGCTGTTAAGTATATTACTCTAACTGGCAGTATGGATAATAATAAAGCTTGGGAGATAGTTTTCCCTGAGAAGTATAATAAGCTGGTATCTGAGGGTAGGTGGAATAGTTCTCATGTTTCTATGTATAATAAGTCCTCTCTTATTGTTAAGCTCCAAGCTCAAACTTTATTAGGGTTTAAGGGTTTACTTGCACCAATCTTTTTTGAGCAAGTTGAGGTTCAAAGGTCTTTAGCTAATGGTATTGCTGCTAGTGGTCAAACTTGTAGTCCTACTGTACAACAAGCAGCTTCTGCTAAACTATTAGACTTACTTGCTCCTAAGGAGGATAGTAAAATTGTTCATGAGTTAGGTTTAGATGAGGATACTAAAGATATAACTAAGAGTTTATTTGACCAGATTAAAAAATCTTCTGAGTTACAAGCTTTAAGATACAAGGCTGGTGAGAAGCTTGAAGATATTCAGAAGATTGGTTTGAGTAATGTTATTGAGGTTAGTGTAGATGAGTAAGGAAATTTCAGATATAAGTGGAGACGAATCAGTACCTTATGATAATTGGAAGGCTTATGAGAGTGCTGTAAAGGAGGGTGAAGAGGAAGCTCCTTTAGTAGTTGCTCCTAAGAAACACAGCAAAGTGGAGAGGAAATGGGGTTTCAATGTTGATAAAGCTTTAGATTCAATTGATTTAACTTTTCCTAACTACACTCCATCTGCTCAAGCTAATGAGTTCTTTAATATTATTAGGGTTGTTCTTGGTGAGGAGTTTGAGTGTGATAGTTCTATTATGCAATACTTCTTAGTAGATTTGGTGTTTGGTAATGTTACAAGGGATATGTTCCCTTATAGTGATGAAGTTAATAGTAGGATAAGGTTGAATAAGAAAAAGATTGCTATTATAGCCTCAAGGTTCTCAGGTAAGTCCACTATCATTACAGCTTTTATGCCTATTTATGTAGCTATTACAGGTAAGCTTCCAGGGTTTGGTAAGGTTCTGTTTTGGGTTAGTTTTGGTGATTCTCAACAATCAGGAGCTAAAATTCAAGCTAATACTATTAGGGATATTTGTGAAGAAAGTCAATTCTGTAAAGATTATTTTGAGAAGATGAGATTTACTGATGAGGAATGTGAGTTTCTTAGAAAGGGTGAAGGTAGAGTAAAAGATAGAGCTTTTATGTTTAAAGTTAAGGGTGCTGCTGGTGGTTCAGTTAGGGGTATTAGATACAAGACTGCTAGACCTCAAATATTTACATTTGATGATATTATTAAAAATGAAGCAGATGCTAATAGCCAGATAATTATGGCTAAACTTAGAAGTATGATTTACTCAGATGCTGAGAAAGCTCTAGGTAAAACAGGTAAGATTATTATTGTCAATACACCATTTAACAAACAAGATCCTGTATATAGTGCTTTAGAGAATGGTGTTTGGACACCTATTGCTATCCCTATTTGTGAAAAGATCAGTATGGACACTACTAAAGAAGAGTATGTTGGTTCTTGGGAAGCTATGAAGAGCTATGAGGAAGTTATGGAAGCCTATGAAGATTCACATTATGGGGAGACTATCAGAGAGTTCAACCAAGAGTTTATGCTTAGGATTAGTTCTGAAGAAGATAGGATGGTTCCAGATAAGCTTATTCAATGGTTTGATAGAACTCTAACTATGAAAGCTTTACAAAATTACAGTTTATATATTACTACAGACTTTACTACTACTACTAACTCAAATAAGGATTTTAGTGCCTTAGGTGTTTGGGCTGTTAACTCTAATGGGGATTGGTTATTACTAGACTTGTGTGTTAAAAGACAAGGGATTGGTGAACAGTATGATGAGTTGTTTAGAATGGTTAGAACTTGGTCTGGTAAGGGAGCTACACTTGAAGTAGGTATTGAGGTAGATGGACAGCAGAGAGCTCATATTTATGCTTTGAAAGAGGAGATGAATAAAAGGAATCTATATTTCACTTTAGCACGTCAGAAAGGAGCTAAATATGGTTCTGAAGGAGTTTTAAGTAAAATTGCAGGTAAAGATAAGCATTCAAGGTTTAGGATGATTATGCCTCAATTCCAAAACAAAAAGATCTACTTTGCAGAACAACTTAAAGGTACTCCTGATATGGATGAAGCTTTACTACAACTTACCTATACAACATATTTTGGTTTCGGGAGTGGGCATGATGATTTTAATGATATAATCTCTATGATGGGTGCTATAGAGATAGCTTTACCTATGGGAGATAGTTACAGAACAGATGAATCTAAAGGTAGACAAGACCTTATTTGGGATGATATTTGGGATGATGAAGATTCTGCTTATTCTTCGTATAGTTGAGTATATTATGGTATAATTCTTTAAAAGGATAATGATGGTTTATGGACAATTTAAAATATTACTTAAAAGTATTATGCTAGGTGACACTCAAGTACCAGAAGATGACTTAATGGTTAAAACTTTGTTAGAGTATGCTCTTAATAAAGTGGCTGTTGATGCTGAACCTTTGCAGCTTATGACCCTTAATCTAGCTGAACCTATGATTAGATTAGGGCCAGGTGACTACATAGTTAGAAGATCTAGGATACCTTTAACTGATGCAGATGAGCTTGATATTGATGAGAGTTTGGTGTTTGCTGTAGCTAGGTTAGTAGCTAGTAACTTAAGTAGTGCTAAAGGAGGTATTCACAAGAGTATCTACAATAGAGAGGTTTTAGATCATAATGCTATGGTGTATGATGTTATCGAGCAGATGAGGTCTGTACATATCCAACTTGGTCCAGTTCTCCTCCCTACTGGGTGTAATACTGCAAATACTGAATTTAATTCTACTTGTAGCTAATAATTATGGTATAATGTTATTATATTTAGGAGGTGCGTAATGGGTTGGTTTACTACTAGTAATAGATTAACAGATACATATGGTTTTATACCTCCTGATAATTATGGTGTAGCTTTAGCTAAAAACCTCACCTATAACCACCAACCTTATACTATTGTCGGTGATTCAAATTATGGTCAAACTATTGAATTTAACTATCATTTTATTAAGAGTTTGAGAAGGGTTTTATCTGGGGTTACTGGTGATACTAGGATGAGTAAGAGTGAGTATAAATTATATACTTTGTATATTGATTGGGTGTCTGGTGCTGTAACTGTCACTGACCCTGAGCTATTTATATTAACTCAGTTGGATCTTTGGTTAGTTGATGAGATAATGGGTACAACCCATAAAGTGATGGTGAGGAATTATGCAAACGAGAGTAGTATGCAAACAAGAACGCAGAGAGTTGGTGGTAATTTATGGCTAGAGATTTATTAACTATATTAAAAGAAGTTAGGGGTACTGGTGCTCCTGAAGCCCCTTATACTGATGGTATTTATCACGATATAGCTATCAAAAACTATAATGGTAATGCCGGTATGTACGGTGATATTGTTGTTAAACATAGTGATGTTGCTGCAACAGCTAATATTACAGCTACTAATGCAGCTAATGCCTCAGCTAGTGAGATTAATGCTAAGAATAGTGAAAATCAAGCCTTATCTTCTGAAAATCTCAGTAAAAGTTATATGGACTCAGCTTCAGCTAGTGCAACATCTGCTGCCAGTGATAAAGACATAGCTATCGCCAAGGCTAATGCAGCTAGTGCTAGTGCTACTATTAGTACAGACTCTAAAGATATAGCAGTTACTAAAGCTAGTGAGGCTTTAGCTAGTGCTACTGCAGCTGATTTAAGTGCAGTTAGTGCTTTAGATAGTAAGAATATCGTATTAGCAAAGGAAAGTGGTATGATGAGTGAGTTAGACTACGCTTTAAAAACTTCATTAGTGTATGAGTTACATAAGTGTGGTTGTAATGTTTAATAAATTAATAAAGGAAATAAATGGCAATTACTTTAAATAGTATCTTACCTCGTACAACAGCTAATACTATTGATATGAATACACCGTATTCTGATATCAATACTAAATCTAGTAGGATTACTGAAGATATGGTAATTCACTTAGAGACCCAGATAGCTAAAGCTGAAACTGATTTTAATACTAATGTACAAGCAGATATAACTGCTGTCACTAATGCTAAGGATGTAGCAGTAACTGCAGCTAGTAATGCTAACTCTAGTGAGATTAATGCTTTATCTTATAAAGATGCAGCTTCTGCTAGTGCAACAGCTTCTTATAACAGTTCTGTTACTGCAGGTACAAGTGCTTCAGAGGCTTTGATAAGTGCTAATAACGCTAAGACATCTGAGACTAATGCAAGTGTATCTGAATCTAATGCGTTAGCTAGTGCAAGTACTGCAACATCAGCTAGTTTAACTGCTGTTGCTGCTAAAGACACTACAGTGACATTAGCTAATCAAGTATCTGTAGATACTGCTACTACAGTTAGTGCTAAAGATACTGCTGTAGCTAGTGCTACTACAGCCACTAATGCAGCTAGCTCTGCAGTAACAAGTGCAGATACATCTAATGTTGATGCTGTTAGAGCTGAATTAGCTGCTCAAAATGCAGAGCAGTCAGCTTTGATAGCTACTAGCTTTCAAGGCTATGTTGGTGTATGGGATCCTACAATTACTTACAATACAGGTGATATTGTTAGTTTTGGTAGGTTGATTTATGCTTGTAATTTGAACGGTGTAGTTGGTATATCCCCTACACATATTCAGAATACTACTGAGTGGTTCTTTTTAGGTAGAGACCATTACAAGTATCTAGTTATCAATGCTAATTATCTTGCAGAAGATAAAGATTATCTCTTTATAGACACTGTACAAGATTTAACTATTGCTCTACCTCTTGTACATACTATAAATGACACTATTGTGGTTTATTCTGGAGAGTCTAGTGAAAGTCATAATGTTATAGTTGATGGTAATGGTAGTTTATTAAAGAGGATAGGTGTGTCAGATACTTTTTTACAAATAGATGTAAATGGTAGAGAAATAAAGTTCCTTAGTAATGGAACAGATTGGAGAGTTATATGAAATTAAGTGATTTTGTGCTTAGTGATTTAAATCTAAGTACTTTGACACCTGTAGCAGCAACTAACAAGATTACAACAGAGAAAGAATATCAAGATAGTGGAATTCAGTTAACTAATTCTAATATCATTCATGGTATACTTATGCTCAAACAATCAGCTAAATTAGCTGGTATTAATTACATTTAAGGGATAAACATGGCAACAATTACTGAGTTAAATGATAGTGTCCTCCAGTTACTAGTGAATGCTAGTAACCGTGATAACTTTTTGGTAGGGTATACATCTTCTGTACCAGGGGATGTGACAATGCTATATGCAGATGGGACTAGTAAGACGTTTTGGAATATTGCAAAACAACTTGAGTCTGTACCTACTACGATACGAAACGAGAACAATAAGACAATCTATGTAGATGAAGTAAATGGACTAGATACAAATGCAGGTACTGCTACAAGTCCTATGCAGAATATAGCTG